AAGAGGAATATACATATACGGCAATCCTGGCTCAGGTAAAACAGAATTTATCGTGAATCTTCTCCGCGAACAAAACTACGATATTATTAAATATGATGCAGGCGATATTCGAAATAAATCCATTATTGACACGATAACGAAGCACAATATGTCAGATAAAAATATAATGTCAATGTTCGAGAAAAAGGTGAAGAAAATCGTCATCGTCATGGATGAAATCGATGCAATGAATAATGGCGACAAAAGTGGAATAAATTCCCTAATAAAGTTAATACGTCCTAAGAAAACGAAAAAACAAAAAGTAGAAGAGGTTTCATTTAACCCCATTATATGTATTGGTAATTATCAGATCAATAAAAAGATAAAGGAGCTGATGAAGGTATGTCATACATTCGAGTTAAAAACGCCATCAAATGAGCAAATATCGTCTCTTTTATTGTCGATGAATTTAAAATTCGACAAAGTATTAAATGATAATATTATATCATTTATTCAGGGCGATTTGCGAAAACTAGTATCGATATATCAGATGGCTGGTAAACAAAATAATATCCTACAAAATGATATTATAGAGACGATATTCCAACCGAAGAGTTACAACGACGATAGCAAAAAATTAACACAACACTTAATAAATAATAATTATCCGATCGAGCAACATAAAGTACTAATGAATGAGACGGATAGAACAACGGTTGCGCTCTTATGGCATGAAAATATCATCGACGTATTGGCGAAGTATAAAAAAGATGTTTCTATTCCTTTTTACCAAACCGTACTAGATAATATATGTTTTGCCGACTATATCGATAGAATCACATTTCAGAACCAGGCTTGGCAGTTTAACGAGATGAGTTCTCTTATTAAGACGTTTTATAACAATAAGCTTTACCATGAACAGTTTACAAAAAAGCCAAAATTTAATCCGGTAGAAGTGCGGTTTACAAAAGTGTTAACGAAATATAGTACGGAATATAATAATTCGCTTTTTATTAAAACGCTTTGTCAGCAGCTCTCGATGGACCAAAAAGATATGTTTTCTTTTTTCATGCATATTAAAACGCAGTATAACGAAGATGAAATATACAATATGCTAGAGAGTTACGAAATAACCAAGTTAGATATTAATCGAATATATCGATATTTAGATAAATATACGCAAAAAACTCTCGAAGTTACAAAAGATGATGATAAAATAATTGATAGTGACGATGATGCGAATTGAATTTTTGAATACTATAGTTTTTGTGTTATAATATTATTTTATAGTTAAATAATATTAATATAATGTTAATTTATATATATATTTATTCATGTCGCAACAATTTTTTGGCTCATATAACTCCTATCTAAATTCTAAAAATTGCTGCAAGGATCTTATTCCTGGTCCTACAGGTCCGATTGGTCCAACGGGTCCGACGACAGGCGCTACGGGTGCTACAGGAGCAACGGGTGCTACAGGAGCAACGGGTGCTACAGGAGCAACGGGTGCTACAGGGGCTACAGGCGCTACAGGCGCTACAGGAGCAACAGGTCCGCAAGGTATTCAAGGCATAATTGGTCAGACTGGCGCTACAGGTGCTACTGGCGCTACTGGTGCAACAGGTCCGCAAGGTATTCAAGGCATAATTGGTCAGACTGGCGCTACAGGTGCGACAGGTGCGACGGGTGCTACAGGACCACAAGGAATTCCTGTAACAGTACAAGCGGGCAACAATATTGATGTATCGGGAACAGCGGCAAACCCGACAATCGCACTTCAAAATCCTATTACAAGCACATTCAATTTCGCAGCAGTCGCATTAGCTGGTGCGAGTAATGACGGAGTGATAGATAGGACGCAAGCAATCAATATTCAAACTACCGGTGGGACGTTAAGTGAAATTAAAGAAAGTTTTAATGAAATAACTACTGGAAGAAGTGGTTTTACAACACTAAACCAATCTGTTAATCTTGGAGAGTTGGATATTTCTTTTACAGATGGAGCTGCTAATATAAGCTCTTCCAGTAAAATTCAAGCCCAACTCAATCAAAGCAGTTGTAGATTTAATACTATTAATTCGGCTTCTGGAGATAATACGCTTCGCGAAATAGCTATAATAGATGGTGCTATGGTTGATAGCACAAATGGAAATAATGCTACGAATACATCTATAGTAGCACGAAGTTACTTTACTGGTGGAGCAAGTATAAGCGATACTGCTACATACAATCTTACTGGTGGGTCAGCATCAAATGTATATCAACAAACATTAAGTAGTTCTAATTCTCTTTTAATATTAGCTACAACTGATGCCGTTAATCCATATACTACAAGTGCTTCTCTTACTTCAATAAAGAATGGAGAGGTTGCATGTCAATTGACTACCACCGATACAGCTAATAACAGATTTGCTGGGAATAGTTCAAGAGCGAATGCTGGAACGATGACTGCTTCAACTGAAATAAAAGTCGTTGAAACAGGAGCGACTCCTTTAACAAGTGATTTAGATTTGATTAGTGATGCTACAAGTTGTAGAATACAGCAGACGTATATATCTGGTGCCGCAAATAATTTTTCAACAATTACTACAAATTCAACAGGATTACAAATTGTTTCAACAAGTGCTAATATGTCGCTTGTAGCTGGTGGGAACGCAACCTTACAAGGTAGCGGTTCTAATATAGTATGTTCTGCTACATCTATAAATGGAACTACACAAGTTTTCCAGAACTTCTCTTCTAATTCTGGAACGGCAGCTACGCCAAACTTTATTTTTAAAGAGGCAGCACCAACTGCTGTTGGAGCTTGTGTAATAAGAATGGATAAATCAGTAGCACCAACTGCTGGAAATGCTATATCTGCTATTTCTTCATACGCATTAGATGGAACAGCAACACCTCGTGAGTGGAGCAGAATACAAACAAAGGTTGAGAATGTTGGTGCTGGTAATCAAGACGCTACACTATCCGTATTTAATAGTGTTAATGGCGCGGTTGTGGAAACCTTCAACTTCAATGGTGGACAAAATGAGAACAATTCTTTTCGCCCCCTTGATATGAACGGAAATGGAATTATAAACACTACTGGTAGTTTGAGTGTTGGTTGTAGCACTTCATCTACTGCTGGAGCAACTTTAACCCTTGCTACAAAAGATAATGTTGCTGGGAGTGGTGCTGGTCTCGTCTTAACTGGTAATACACTTCTAAATGCTACTGCTGGTGGTAATAGCGGTCAGCATCTCTGTCTCACAATTGGCGGCACTGTATATAAAATCGCTCTTTTGAATGCTTAAAGTTTAAAAATATATATATTAATTTATATATAAAATATTTGTTAGAAGTGATGGTCCCTACAGATGGATTGAATAGTTTTATCAAAATATAACATATGTCGATGACATGTTATATTTTATATTTTATTTTAGACAAGCGCTACCCTATACATCACTTTCACGTAACATTTTTGTCATGTTCGCTACACGTGTCTTCCACCAATTCAATGTATCCGCCGAAAAAACATCCTGCCTATAACGCCTATGGTCAATCGCCTGTTTGGGAGAATCATAAAAATACATGTCCGGGTCATATTTCCCTCTCTTACCGGTAGAGTCGCACACTTTCCACAACAAGTCCTCATACATCGATCCTACCTTCCAAGGATACGCAATCCCCGTTACCGCATTCACAATAAATCTCCCCTGTACATTTGACGGAAATGACTTACGACTAGTTCTCTTATCTTTACTATTTCGGGAGCGTGTCTCATCACCATCACATGACTCATTTACGTCATTGGGGTCATGCGACTCATATTGATTAAGGTTATCAAAATCTTTTACCATTTTACTGATTCTTGGTGCTTCTGATGAAGGTTAACGTAAACTATAATGTCTGTTGATACTATATTTATGGTTGTATCTTTAAGCGGTTTTATAAAATATTATTTCATATTATTTCATATTACAATACTCACTGTTTTTCTACATCTACTAAAATTATGTCAGTATTTTCTGTTAGTTTTGTTTCCAACTCGGCAATATATACATTTTTCTCGTCTAAAATTTTCTGTTGTGTTTCGATAATTTCTTTTAGTCTTGTATTTTCTCGCATACTATTTCCATATAATTCTTTAAGCTGTCCCATCTGAGATAACTGTTTTTGCTGCGACATAATCGTTTCAACAACTTCATGATGATTTAACTCGCGTGGCGGTTTTCCCTCTTCGCGAAAAACAATTGTACTTCCTGCCCCTGCACCTGCCCCTGCACCTGCACCTGCATTTTTAGAATTATTCGCATTATTTCCATTAAAAAGTTCCATATTCTTCTTTCTCTCTTCCATCATCTTTTTCTCCATATCTTTTCTTTTTACTTCCAACTCCTTTATTTGTTTCAATACGTCTGGTTTCATTTGTATACTCCCTGGTTCATATACCTCTAATTTCTTCTCCAAATCTTCTACGAAAAATTTTATTATACTTTCATCCATTATAAAATCACCCAGTTTTCTTGTGCTATATTTTACATATGGATTACCTGTTATATTTTCTAATAATATTTTCTTATCAAATGTATTATGTGAATGGGAAAATACCAAAATTGTTTTAAGGGGGTCCAACTGAACAAATGGTACAGTATAATTTTTTAAAAACTCGCGCTCTTCCGCCAAACACGCTTCCTCATTATATTGTGTATCTTTTAACAACTTCCTTTTGAATGCAAACGTGCCCGCTGTTGCATGATTGGGACCATACGGACCAAACTGTACCATCTTACAATTATCTTCATTGTCTTTGAAATATATATACATTTCGCTAGAACCAGCACATAATGCCGCGGGACTACTCGTTAAACGCTCTACGGCGTGCGAAATGCGATTAGGAGGATAGTAGTCGTCATCGTCCATGTATACGATAATATCACCGAACGATTTTTTATGCATAATATTGCGCTTTTTCCCAAGCGTCATCTTTTCGTCATACTTAAAATACTTAACACTCCGGTGCGACTTTACCATATCTTCAATGGGATCAGTTCCATCATCAATAATAATCCACTCCATCTTATTTTTCGGATAATCTTGACTATCAAAACACTTAATCATCATTTCAATAAATGGTCGCCTATTAAATGTAGGTGTACATACACTTACAAATGGAAGTTTTATATCAAGTTCTTTATTTTTATTTCTATTTTTCGTCATTCTCTAAGCTAGTTAATTAGTTAGTTGGTTAGTTGAGTAAAAATAGTTTATATGTATATACTATATATAATACATTTAACATAGTTTAATAAATAAAATATATATTCGACAAAATATATATTCGACAAAATATATATTTTGATACATTTATACTTGATATTAACAGCATATTCAATCTATATTCAACGCATAGCACCTTAAGTAGCATTCCCAGTAAAGTATGCAATTATTATGAACACGATTATACCCGCACCACCACTATTTCCTAAATCTTGAAACGCATATAATGAAATAAGTATATAAAATACTAAAAGCATATATGGTCTCATATTATTGAAAATTTTATCATAATCTCCCTTATTGCGAATATTTAAACAGGGGTACAAGCAGAATATATAAACTGACTGTATACCCATCCATATACCATTACCGAATGCTATAAATATACCAAAAAGGAGTGTGAAAACAATTCCCCAAAAAGGATGGTCGCTTACTATGCCGAACACAAGCCCTCCAATACCTGCGATTAACCCTAATCCAAAAATAAGGTAAAATACTATAAGGGGGAAGAGTATAAATATCAACAATTTTCTTCCTCCCGCTACTTGCATATTATCCCACGAATTTTCATTATCGGCCTTTCCAGTATCTGTCGTGTCAAATAAATTTAAAAATGCCTGTGCTGCTGAACGCGCACCTTGTCCTAAACCTCCGTATACCGAGTTAAACAAATAGTTAAATAATGCTTGCGATACACCATTTCCTACTCCACCTTCTTCAACTTCGTCTAATAAATATATATTTTCTTTTTCCGTGTTAATAACATCAGCAACATTATTGTTAGTACATATACGGGGTAACAAATTATACGGAAAACCATAACTAAAATAACTTGCATTCTTATTTTCCGTTATACAGTATGGTGGAGCATATCGATATGTTGGAAGAATATATTCCTTTTCATTGTTTGATCGTGTCATTAAAAATAATGCATTTGACCCTAAAATGCCCCAAATATAAGCAATTACTATTGCAAATATAACATGTATAACAAATACTAGTATGTTATTTGTAGTTGTTGTTTGTGTTTCATTCATTAACTTGGCTGTATTTGATGTCTGTGTTGTAGTACCGGGTGTACTAATCGGTGTAGCGCCAATTATATTACTACCGGCTGCGGGTGCTGGTACTACTGCGGGTGCTACTCTGGGTGCTACAGCGGGTGCTACAGCGGGTGCTACAGCGGGTGCTACAGCGGGTGTTTTTTTTGCCTTTTTTGCTTTTTTTTTGAAAAGACCACCCATAATGCCTTCGTCCTCCTCTTCCTCTTCCTCTCCCTCTCCGACTTTTGTTGTTTTTGGTACTCCTTTTGTTGGTTCTTCTTTTTTATCTGAAAATATACCACTACCCATAAAACCTTCGTATACATTTTTTTTATTGCTACTCGCGGTCTTTTTAGCATCCGTACCTTCTTTCACAACTGATGTTCCTCCCATTAATTGTTGTAATGATGTTTTTAATGACATTTTGATATAAATATGTATAATATATTAGTATATTAATATATTATAACATTTTAAATATACTGTAATGATTTTAATATATTTTGAATATTAACGATATTAACAATATTAACGATATTAACAATATTAACGATATTAACAATATTAACGATATTAACAATATATTAAATATATTTAAAAACTACCACCATTAGTTATATACCATTATCCTCCTTATATATAACTTTTTATTTCAATAACGATCTGTTGCGTAAAAATACAAATACAAATAAATGACAAAAATTGAAGAAGGTTTAAAACTAGATTTCAATAATGTTCTTATCCGCCCAAAACGTTCTACTATAAATAGTCGTTCAAATGTAAATTTAATGCGAAATATAAAATTCAAAAACTGCAAATCCCTAAAATCCTGGGAAGGTATTCCTATTATAGCATCCAATATGGATACTGTCGGAACTTTTGATGTTTATAAAACTTTATCAAAATTTAAAATTATTACCGCTCTTCACAAATTCTATACTGTTGCCGACTTCATATCATACCAGTCAGATAATAACATTGTTTTGAATCCCGACCTTTTCATGGTTTCTACAGGAATCCAAGAACCCGATTTCACTCGTCTTAAAGAAATCCTTTCCATCGTTGAATGTAACTGGATTTGCATTGACATCGCAAATGGTTATATTCAATGTCTCGTACAATTCTGTAGGCGCGTTCGAGAAGAGTATCCCGATAAAATTATTGTTGCGGGAAATGTAGTTACTCGCGAAATTGTCGAAGAACTTATTCTCAATGGCGGCGTAGATGTTGTCAAAGTCGGGATTGGACCCGGAAGTGCTTGTCTTACACGGATAAAAACAGGCGTAGGTATGCCCCAGTTATCCGCTATTATGGAGTGTGCTGATGCAGCACATGGTGTAGGCGGACATATTATCGGCGACGGTGGTATTACTTGTCCGGGAGATATGGCCAAAGCATTTGGCGGAGGCGCCGACTTCGTAATGGTCGGAGGTGCATTTTCGGGCCATGACGAAAACCCCGGCGAAATTATAACCAACCCCGATGGTTCGCAAAGTAAACTATTTTACGGAATGAGTTCTTCCCACGCAATGAATAAACATTATGGCGGTATGAATGAATATCGCGCATCCGAAGGTCGCGTCGTTAAAGTACCATACCGCGGTCTTCTTGAAAACACCATTCTTGATTATCTGGGAGGACTGCGAAGTACGTGTACCTATATAAATGCATCTTGTATTAAACACATGGCACTTTGTACTACATTTGTCCAAGTTTCGCAACAGCTTAATACGTCGCTACTATAACCATAGCCATAGTCATAGTCATAGTCATACTATTTGCACTACTTATAACAATATTTCGAGAATAAGTAATACCGAAATGTTGTACATATATTCATATATAGACAGTATTTTATCTCGCATACATAAGACCGGCGTTACCTGACATAAATGTAACAACATTATATCTTTCTTCCAAAACAACCAAATTATAGTTATAGTCGTATATACGCCACATCGGTTTATTTACACCAATCGGTAGTCTAGTCGCAGGGTCGCATATTGTTAGAAAGTTTGCACTAGGATCTAATGGCGGATAAAATGTCGTAAACTCAAACTGAATGTTCGAAAATTTACTGGTATTAAGCCCACCCGTTGGTTGAAAATTAAAGGGGTCGGTATCTAGGCAAAAATTATAACAATATAATCCATTAACGCCGTCACTTTTTGTCCGAGTATATTTCTCGATATAATTATAAACACCTGCATCCAATACATTTTCTCGATATTTCCCGTCCAATAAAATAGCCATATTTAGTAATATATTTCTCTGATTGTCTACACTAAACGGCTGTGTAACAAAAAAACCTGTATTTTGTTGTGTTATCGTATTATATCCCGGACCAATTGGAACTGTTGAACACGATACTACTAGTCCGCCGTACCATCCATTATATTGTGTACTGGGCGTAACAGGTGCAGGAATTATATTCATGGGTAAATAGTTATATGGCCAATTTGTATAGTTACTCCACTGATTACGCAAATTAATATCGCTTCTCTGAAAAAAGAACATCCAGCTGCTTACCATCCCAAGTGTATTTTCTAACCACACTCGTTGTGAACCTGTGACATTTTCAAAATTCCACTCATACGCGGACTTGATTAAATATTTTTGTTCTGTAGCCGCAAATGTTTTCGCCTCCTCATTTGACAAAAATCCATAGGTGCTAATTAGATGTATGTCCGCATTCCAGTTGGATTGTGTCGTGTTATTATACTCCGTAGCATTTAATGTAACACTGGGTGGAGACTGAAGAAATCGATATAACTGCATATATTCATTTGTATAGTTTGGACGAACAATTGGCCATCCATTCGATTGGTCCATAACATCGCGAATTGTATATAAATCTTGTATAGGTCGCATAACTACGTCTATCTTTAGCTGATTATACTGAAGCGCTATTAGAGGAAACGCCATTTTACTTGAAAGAGTGAACCATGCATTTATTGGTATGTATAACTTACGACTTCGAATAGATGGTTCAGACCCTTGCGACAAGTTAGTATAATATGCATTCGGATACATGTTTATCCTACTTTGCGCATTTCCGGGGTCATTTAACTCGGGAACATTTCCCGTCATTTGATTATATAGCACCTTCTTAGTACCGGAAAAATCGCGCTGAACTAACGCCAATAAATATTTACCCGTCAATACTTGCAATGTTTGCCCACCAACAGATATACGCACTTCTTTTATCATTTGTGTTCCTAAATCCTCAATCCAACGAAACTCAAACGGCGCCCAATCTTTACTTCCACATTGAGGATCGGCAGGCCATATAGGACTCCATATCGTCGGAAGCGTAACAACAACATATGTGTCCATTAACAGGTCGGCATATCTTGGAATATAAAACGTAAATGTAGAGTCAGAGGTTAAACGAAGAGACCGTTGACCTGTAAAATCTATTCTAAATTTTTGTAATCCAAAATTTGTATACTTTGAATATGTGGATTTAAAAAATGTTTTCTTAGGGTTTCCATTTAATATTACATTTTGATTTCCATAAGATACAATATTTAGTAATCCCCCTGTCATTATTTTTGTTTATAATATTATTATATATATTTAACATATTAATAATTTTTAACAAGTTTTTTATATATATAATTAATATCGTTATATAATTAATATCATTATATAATAATATAATTAAAACTATG